GCAGCAATGGGTCCTGCTCAACAACAATATCAACAAAACATTGCTAATCAAAAAGCACAGTTTGGTGGTACTGGTAATTTAGGTAGTGCTAGAGAAGCATTAGCAGGACAGCAACTAGCAGGCCAAGCGCAATCATTACAAGCACAAACCGCAGCACAAATACAAAATCAAGTTGCTCAACAAAGAGCAGGGGTTGGATCTACACTAGCAAGTTTAGGTCAAGGTGGTATTGGACAAGCATTAGGCGCTGCAGGTCAACAAGTATCAGCAGCAATGACACCACAACAATTATACAATCAATATGCTAGTGTAATCTTTGGAACACCATCAGCAAGTTATAATCCTGACTTTAGAGGTACAGCATCTACTACACAAACTGGATCTAACTTTAATGTCGCTGCCCCGCAAATTAAGTTCTAAAGGATTATAGATATATGGCTTATGAAAATTATGACGCATTTGGAACTAGTTTAGATACACAAGAAACTGATGAAGAACGCAGACGCAGATTAGAGCAAGAAACGCTAGCACAAAAACCTGTGGCACCAGTTGCCCCAGAAGATATGGCGCCAAGTGTAGGATCCATGAACAATGTTCAAGATCCTGCGCAACGCCAGCAGGCACAACAAATTGTTCAAAATCAAAATCAACAAGAACAACAACGGTATCAAGAACAACAATTAGCACAATTACAGCAGCAACAGGCTCAAAGAGAAGCACAAGCAAGAGCAGCACAGCAAGAGCAGCAATCAGGACCAGGACCACAGCAAAATCAAGGTGGATTAGGTAATATTAATCAAATAAATAGAAACACACCTACTGCTATGCCATGGCAAGCAGGACAGCCTGTAGCTGCTCCAGTAAATCCTAATCAACCACAACAAGGTCAACCTGGCACCTACCAAAGAATGTTACAGGCAGAAAGCGGTAATAAAGATTATTACGCTAATGGTCAACCAGTAACAAGTACAGCAGGCGCAATGTATGCTGGGCAAGTTATGCCATCAACGGCACGCGACCCGGGTTATGGAGTACAGCCAGCAAAAGATGATTCGGCACAAGAATATAACCGTGTTGGTAGAGATTTATTTGCTGTAGCGCAAAAACGATACGGTGATGATGCTAAAGCAGCAGCAGCATATAATGCTGGATTTAGCCGTGTAGATAACGCACTTAAGCAAGCACAAGCAACTGGTCAAGATTGGCAAACATTCATTCCTAATGAAACTAAAGCATACATTAATAAAGTAATGGGTGGCCAACAAGCAGCACAAGGTCAACCTGGCCAACCATCACAAGCACAGATAGCAGCATCAAGTCAAGGTGGTATTCCAGCAGCAAATCCTATGGGCATGGATATTCAGCAAAGAGTTAATAATTTTCTTGATAAACAAAACGATCTTAACGCACAAATACAAATTCGTGACGATACAAGTAATCCTGAAAGTTTGCGTAGAAAAGCTGGTGATAGAGCATTTGAACTTTATAGAAATCAATATAATGAACAAAAGGCTACAGCAGCAGTTAAAAGTATGGTAGAAAATGGTGATCCAAAAATTCCATCTATCATTACATCAAAGCCTAAGGATGAAGAAGGTAGTTGGATGAAATTAATTCTACTATCATACATCAGTCCACAACTTGCCGGTGCTGAAGCAATCAAGTTAGGACTTGCTCCAACATCATATAAACCAGTTATGGATAGTCAAGGCAATACTGGTATTGTTAAATTTAGAGTTGATGGCAAACCATTAGAAGGTGTTAAAGCCGATGGCACAGCAATGGATTCAAGTGAATTAGCAGCATACTCAAGTATGGGCAATATTAAAAATATTGAAGTTGGCGCTACGCCACATCATGGAATAGTTAATGGTGAAGTTCATACATTTGCTACAAGAAAAATAGGTGGTCAATTACAATTTAAGGATTCAAGTATTCCTAATAGTTCATGGTCTACACAAGCACCAGAAGGCTTCTCAACACTTGGATATCAAGATCCACAACATGTTAAGGGATTAAACGCAGCAAAAGAAGCAGTTCAACGCATGGAAAAAGATAACATTGCCGCATCAACTGTTGGTGGAAGACCATTACATACGCAAGCAGAAATTGATGCTGAAAAGAATAAATCATATTATGCGATGACTGGAAAGCCATTCCCTGGTATGACAGCACCGCAAGCAACAGCACAAGCAGCACCACAAGCAGCGGTTCAGCCTACGCCAATTAATCAAAATACGCAAACAACTAATGCTACGCCACAACCAAAAGCAAAATCTATGGCGCAATCTATATTAGATGGTGACATTAGTCCTCCAGCAGGACCTACTACTGGAGCAAAAGCAGCATTAACACAAGAAGTATTAAGATTAGCGCAAGAACAGGGAAGAACCTATAATGGTAATGCGTTTAAGATTAAACAAGAATATACCACTGGAACTCCAAGTAAAACAGTTAATAGTTTGAATACAGCAACATCACATTTAGATACATTAGATAAAGCCGGACAAGCATTACAAAATGGACAAATACAAATAGCAAATACTGTTACAAATGCTTTAGCAAAACAATTAGGTCAACCTGAAACTTCTAACTTCCAAGATATAGCATATGTTGTTGGTAGTGAGGTGGCAAAAGCAGTTGTTGGTAGTGGACAATCGGCAGTTCACGATAGAGAAAAAATTGAACAGGCATTTAGCAGTTCAAAGAGTCCAGAACAGTTAGCAGGCACAATTAAGTATTATAAAGAATTGATGGCTGGACAATTGATGACGCATAAGACACAATGGACATCATCTGGATTAAATCCATCAGAGTTTGATGCTAAATTATTACCAAATACAAGAACGCTTGTTTCAGCAACAGCACCTGGCGCGGCGCCTGTGTCAAAATTGTCAGAACAAGATAATCAAGCAATTGAATGGGCAAGACAAAATCCCAATGACCCTCGTGCGGCTAAAATTAAAAAGCAATTAGGATTATAAGAATGGCTGATTTTAATCCTGACGCATATCTAGCAGAAAAAGATAAGGAAAAGGCTTTTGATCCCGATGCTTATCTAAAACAATCTGAACCTAAATCAAATAGAGAAGATTGGTTTCAAAAATCTATTGTTGAAAATCCTATAACAAAAACACTAACCGCTGCCGGCATGGGAGCAGGACATACTGTATCTAATCTTGTAGGTGGCGGAATAGATTTAGTAGGTAAGGGAGTTGGAGCAGTAAGTCCGTCTACTGGTAAAGCAATACAAGATTTCGCAGCAAGAAACAATCAATTTTCAGATGAATGGAATAGTGAATATCAAAAACAATCACCTATTCCTAACTATATTGGGCAAGCGGCTGGATATATGGTTCCATTTGCTCCCGCAGCAAAAGCAGTTAATGCTGTTGTGCCAGCGGCAACAAGTTTAGGTCGTGTAGGACAAGCAGCGATTGCTGGCGGTGCGATTGGTGCTGTAGGTACACCAGGTGGGGTAGGTGAACGAGCAAAAGAAGCAGGAATTCAAGGTAGTATGGCCGCTGGCGGTCAATTATTATTGCCATGGTTAGGTGGTGTTGTTAAAGGTGCGTATAACAAATTTAATAATATAGATCCTGCGAGAATGTATAATATGAGTAGTGGTTTACCTGATAGTGGGTTTCCTGTAAGTTCAGGAGCAAATCCACAAAATGTACCAATGCCACCAGAAGTTGCTCAAGCATATCCTAAAACACCATCTGTTCCATTACCTGGTACAGCAGGTGAACAAACTGGCGCAAGATTATATGATTATGCTACAAGTTTGCGTCCATGGGCTGACTTAATTGCTGGTCCACATGTATCAGGAATTACTGGGCCTGTTGGACATCTTGTAGGTGAAATTCCAGCATTAAAAAATGTGCCTGGTTTTAATAGTGAATCATTACCACAAATAGGTATTAAAGCAGTTAAAGAAGGATTACAAAGTCAAAAACTTCAAGGTATGATGCCGCGAGCAGCAGGACCAGTTAGTCCCGGATTGCCTCCAGCGCAGCAATCACAGCAAGAAGCAGCAAACATGGTAAACAAAAGCGGACCAAATGCCGGTCCGCCAAATCCTCCTGGGACAACTATAGCACCTGTTCCAGGAATATCGCCTGAACAGCAAGCAAGATGGAATCAAACTCCCGGATACGCAGCGCCAGCTGGTGAACCTCCAGTGCCAGGAAATGTAGCACCTGAATCACTACCACCACCGCCACCAGCACCTCCACCGCCTCCAGAGCCAGTGGTAATGCCTCCGCCAGAAGTTGCGCCAGTTAATGAACCGGTTAAGCAGGCAAAAGAACAATTATTATCTACTGATCCAACATTAGAAAGATATACACAAGATTATGTTGTGCCAGAACATGTTGAACCAGGCATTAATGATTTTGTTAATGGCACCGCAAAAAACACATTAGCATATGGACCACCTGGTACAGGCAAAACAAGTTTAGCAGGTGAATGGATAAATAAAAACGCTGACGGTAGAATTGAAACAGTTCATAGCAAATCAACATTACAGGATGTTAAGGCAATTAATGATAGATTAAACACTAATGGTAAAACATTAGTGTTAGTTGATGAAATAGATAAACTCGCACAAACCAATCCTAAAGCAGCAAAATATATTAGTGATACTTTAGGTAATCATCCTACCTCACAAATATTATACACTACTAATGATGTTAGCAAAGTTCCGGAAGCAATACGCAATACAACAACTCAACTTAATTTAGATCCTAAATTAACATTACAGCAAAAGCAGGCGTATGGTTTAAGTATTGCTGAAAAATATGGAACTAATAAAACACCAGAAGAAATTCAAAAGATAGCAAAAGATAGTGCTAATTTTAGAGATATTAAACGACAGGTAACTGAAGGTATTCAGTTAAAACAAGAATCACCTTTTTCAAATCCCTATTCATTAGATAATGTTAATTTACCTGACCCAGTTAAAACTACAATAGATAATACATTAAACAATCGCAGCAGTAAAAATCTTGTTATTTTTGATAAGAGTGTTTATGATATCAATCCAAACTTTAGTAACGAGTTGGATAAATTAATGCCAACAACTTCAATGGAACAATTACATCATGTAACAAGAAATTTAACTAGTGGCAATATAATGAGTCCTTCATTTAGGTTAAAAATTCAAGATACCGGTGACGCTAATAATATTAGTTCACTTAAAGGTTTAATGGAAAGAAGCAATGAATCTCGCCATCCAACTAATTTAGTAATTGAAGATAAGTTTGGTAAATTAGATCCAGCAATATATAGTAGAGCAAATATTATAACAGCAGAAGATTTAGGATTGGTTGTGCCTAAGGCAGCAAAATCTAAAACACCTAAAGCACCTAAAAATGTAAGTCAAATGTTGACTGATGACCAAGCAAGAACTTTTAATGGTATAAAATCAGCAGGAGAAAGTGAATTTGAACAAAAAATTGCCTCTATCCCGCAAGTTCATAGAGATGTTATTGAACAGGGTTTGCGTAAATTAAATAATCCAAATGATCCATTGATCAAGCACCATTTAGATATACTAGAAAAATATAGGATTAAATAATATTATGATAACACAAACACTACTAACGCAAATCTTTAACAACAACTTTGTTGCCTACTATCGCAGCCATGTTGCTCATGTTAATACAGAAGGTCGTAACTTCTATAGTGACCACAAATTACTACAAAAGATATACGAAAGTTTACAAGATCAAATTGATGTGATTGCTGAACTACTACGCAGTATGGAAGAATATATGCCTTGTGATATACAAGATGTATTGAATGAAAGCGAAATATCTACGGCAATACTTGAGGGTGATAGCGATTTCTTATTGGAAGCAATAATGAAAGATTTACAATCACTTAAAAATAGTTATGATGAATTAGAAGATGTGGCTGAAGATGAAGATTATGAAGAAATCTCTAACTATGCTCAAGACCGTGTATTGGCACTAAACAAACAAATATGGATGTTGAGGGCTACATTGAACTAAATCGCTACAGCACTATCAAGAACTAGAGGATTTTGCGATTTTCTAATCTGGGTATCAACTAATTGGCAGGAGTGGCTTGTGTCGTGCTTACTTTTTTATATGCGTAACTACCCCGAACATCATAACCCGCTTTCTTATGTAGTTTTAGAAAGCCATCTTGGTCTTTACGCATAGTTGTTGAACAGATAATACTAACATTACAAGATTTTGCCCAACTTTCCCACAAATTAATCATGTCAACAACTAACTTAACTTTTGTTCTTACAGGTAACTGTAAATCTATGTGTGCCATTCGCACCAAAATCATCTCGTCATCGGACCATGATGCTTTTTCACCACGAACGCACCATGTATATGCTAGTAATTTGTTATTTTCGTCAATTGCGACGGAGAGTAATTGAGATAGAGGGCCATAGAATTGATTTACTACAGCAAGTGTGATATTTCGTCCGTAGATTACGGGTTCAGGGGTAAAGATATTGTCAATTTCGTTTTGAAAATGAGTTTCAGCCATACGAACGATGTTATCAACATCAAATCCGTTAGCGGGTCGCCAATTGTAGTTCATGCTTTGCCTTTCTAATATGTATATTTAACGGTATATTGAATTTATTAATAAATACTAGTATGGAACACGAAAAATCTAAAGAAAAGAAACAACGAGGCGGTGCTCGCCCGGGGGCTGGGCGTAAGGCTGGTGGCAAGAATCAAGTTACTATTGAAACACTATTAGAGACATTACATGCTAAAACAGGCGGACATAGTTACGAGCAATTATTAGTTGAGGACTTTTTACAAGCCAGAATTAATGATGACAAGCAATTGATAATGAAATATCATAATTTAATATTAAATAAAGTAATGAACAGTTTGGCTCGTATTGAAGTAACTGATAGCGCAGACGCAGTAGAGTTAAAGAAGTTAGCATTTGCTGACGCATTGGCTAAACTCGCAGGTATCAAGGAAGAATAAATAGTATTATGCCATTGATTAAGTCAACGAGTAAGAAAGCATTCGGAGAGAATGTTAAAAGAGAGATTGCTAGTGGGAAACCACAAAAGCAAGCGGTAGCAATCGCCTATGCGACTAAAAGAGCAGTGGCTAAGAAAACAAAAGGGAAAAAGTAATGAAACCAAATAGCAAAACACAAGATGATTCTAATCTAAATTTTGATGGTATGGAAAAGATCGCTACAAAGCGTTCTAGTAAATATCAGACAAATCATTGGTCAGGTCATATGAATGATGGTCGTGATGTAAACTTCGGACGCGGTCCTACAAAAGGCAATCAAGATCACGCAGCAAAGAAAGTTGGACCTCCAGCAACATTTGATAACTTTCGTGAGCCACCAATTGGCGGTATGCCAGCAGGAAAGTTTAAGAATCCTGATAGCATTAATGTCGGCGGTCAAGTTCGTAACAATGGTGGAACTCGTGCGTGGGATCCTAAAGGTGAACAGAATTACAAAGGCAATATAGACAAGATCAATGCTGGTAACAATGGTCCAGCAGGTCCTGGCGTATGGAAAGGTTGGTAATATGAGAATTAGTACATCAAACCCACAAACAAAAGCAATCAATCAAAAGCGTGGTCCTGCTACAGGTAATGCTGGCACTCCAAGCAAGCGTAATGCTTTTGTTGATATGAAGAACGATACAAATAGTGAAAAGAATCAGATGGCTCAAATGATTCAAAATGCTGTTGCTAATCGTGGTCGCGGAATGAAACCATTCATTGACCCTACTGTTGAAAGTTTACACGACAATACAGGTCCTAAAACTAATCCAACAGCAAATGGCGCAAAGTTGCCAAAGAAATATAAAAGCCCAAAGAAGTTTTAAGAGTAAATACATGAGATAGCATTGTGCTGTCTCATGTTTATTGATTTGAAAGGAAAAAGAAATGAACGATACTAACCCATGGGTAGATGAAACAACTCCAGTTGTCCCAGAGAAAAAAACAAAATCTAAATTAACAGCCCCTGTTGTAGAAGTCAAACAAGAGTTTGATGCCGAATACGATATAGACGGGCTAATGACTGACTTCCCCACAGCAAACTTACTTGAACGATTCGTCTATGATGAAACCGGTATTGTATTGAACTTAAAAGGTCGTGCGAACAAATTAAAATATCAAGTAGCAATGGATGTGCTTAATCGTAAAGAAGTGGACTTAAAGTTTATTGGTAGCGAGAACCCATACATTGACAGAAATGACATGGTCCCTACTGAACCATTACTACCTATCCCACCTCGTGATCCTAGTTTACCTCCTAATTCAGAAGTACAAAATATATTCTTAAGTCATTATGTTCCACACCCTGATAATGATTTCAGAGCAAGAGGAAAGAAAGTAATATGCTGGTTTAAGAAATACAAGAACGGCGTTATTAGTTATGAGATCATGGGTCCATTAGATCAAGTAGCGCATGGAACAAAGATTGACAAATATGGTCGTGAGCGTCCTGAAGTTATTAAATGGGTAAACCCACGCACTGGCGAACAAACTATTATGCGTGAGGATGGAACACTAACTCCTGTTGGTCGTAGATTGCGTAGTATGATGATGTCACTTAAAGTTAACAAGAGTAATCAATGGGATGTATGGGTTGATCGTGAATTTGGTCAATTAAATCAAGGCGCTATATCTAATCCATGGGACTTAAAATGACAATCCGTGATGGTGTAATAAAGCAAGCACAAGAACTTGCTAGACATAATGATACATTAATACTTCAAAAGATTAATGCTAGTCATCGTATAGCGTTTCAAGAAAAGTTTCCTGGACAAATTGAACACATTTTACGCTTACTAACTGAACGCTTACAAGCAGGATTAGATAAACGCGGTGATACTGTTGTGTTAGAAGATGTATCAACATGGAAATTAAGTCCTGCTGAATTACATGATATGTCAAGTGCTATTCGTGACATATTTGAAGTTCGTCAACAAGTGAGGGTAGAAGATGCTATCAACAGAAGTATTGATGGCTAGAGCCTTGCGCTGGGCAGTAGATAAATACGACCTAACAATAGATTCACTTAAAACAATACCTGGCCCACTTAAAAGCCAACTACAAGAACTAGCAATTAGCGTATGCGATGACATGCGCTATAATCAACTAAAATACTTTCGCCCATTTAACCATCAACGAACATTTTTTCGTACTGGTAGTTGTGAGCGTAGAGGTATACTAGCAGCAAATCGTATTGGTAAAACAGTATCAACTTGCTATGAAACTGCCATGCACCTGACAGGAATATATCCTGAATGGTGGGATGGTTATCGCTTTGACACAGCAATCACTTGTATGGTAGCAGGTGAGGGCTGGAGTCAAGTCGCACTCGTATTACAAAACGAATTATTAGGAACTCAAGATGTCAAAATTTCTGAAAGTATTGGATCAGGTGCTATACCTCGCAGTTGTATTATTACTGATACAATGCGTAATGACGGCGCAAATTGTATTGGTGTGGAAATTAAGCATATTAGTGGTGGCAACAGTTATTTGCTTTTTGCCAACTATACGCAAGAAGTTAGACAACTACAAGGGTTCAAGTTAAATCTTGCTGTCTTTGACGAGCAACCACCAGATGACTTCTTTAGTGAGATGGTAACTCGTACAGCAACAACACAAGGTAAAGTGTTATGTTCATTTACTCCATTAAAAGGATTGAATGGATTAGTTAGCAAGTTTTGGAACAAAGAAGAAGGCTATGAATTTATTCGTGTTGCTTGGAGTGATGTACCAGAATATGATCCCTGGGGTCAACCATTTCTGTTAATGTCAACTCGTAGACAACTTGAACGAGATTATTTGCCACATGAAAGAGAAGCACGAATTGCTGGTAAACCTGTTATGGGTAAAGGCGCTGTGTTTCAATTAAGTAATTGGCCCACATATACTACAGGTGAAATTGATTTTACTCGTATGCCAAACATACATAGAATCATATCACTTGATTTGGGTTTAGTTAATGATAAAACAGTTATTAGTTTAATATACTGGGAACCACATGAACGAACAGCATACTTACACAAGCAAATCATTGTTCAGGGAATTGAAGAAGCAATACCCACACAGTATATTAATCATTTACTTCGTCCTGAAGTGTTTGGTACTCCTATTGTTTTACCTGCTGACGCAAATACTAGTGGCAGATATACTATGAGTAGTAGTTCAATTAGAGAATTGTTTGAGAGTTATCAATTGAATGTATATGAGAAAGCAATAATGAATCCGCCAGATAATGAAGGGCGTACAACTAATCACAAGAGTTATGGTATTAATCAGATGCGGCAAATGCTAGAGGTTGGAAGTTTAATGGTTAATGAGAATTGTACTCAATTCTTAAGTGAAGCACAGAACTATTATGTAGATGAAAGAGGGCGCTTTAGCGATCCAGACGATTGTATTGATTCAGTACGCTATGGAATATTAGGTTGTTTACAGGGAATCGCAGAACCCTGGGATAATAGATCACCGCAACAACGCATGGCAGCGCAACGAGATCGTTATGTTAAATATGATGACAGTAACAAACCAGCTTGGAAGAAAGCATACAATCCAGCACAATAATACTAAATAGAATATATGCTATAAAAAGCACCAAAGGAACCATCAATGTTGGACATTAAAAATATCCCCGTAAGTAACATAAATCAGAACAGAAAGATAAATGCTACTTTCGTTCGTATGAAAAATCAAATGGATGTCAAAATGGCGGGTTATTTACGCTATTTGGGCACAAAGAACGCAGTAAATCGTGCTAGTGATTATCATTATTTATGTCTTGCGGTTACAGATAGTACAGCACCTGTAAACGGGATAGATTATATTCACCCTAGTGTTAAACCAGTAGTTGATTATGCTACAGCAGTTATTGCTAAAGGATTGATGCCAAATGGCGAAATTAACTTTGAATTCGTTGCTGATGGTGAAGATGATGAGATAGCAGCAAGACAAGCAACTGATATGGTCAGTAAAGTTGTCAATCAAATGAATGATCCACACTTTATATTAGAACGCTGGATCATGGATGCGACCATGCACAAGAATGGTATGATGATGATCAAACCAATTCGTGAACCTATAGTGCGTTATATTGAAACACAAGGTACGATGGACCAATTAAAAGCATTTGAGCAGCAAGCAAGTGAAGGCGGACTTACATCATTAAGACAAGGTAAGCGTAAAATCCATGTTGACATGGAAAAGGCAATGCCTGAAATACAACAACTATTAGGTCAACAAGATAAAGAATCAGCAAAACAAATGATAGATCATCATATGTCTACAATGGCTGATTTACCAGAAGAACAAGATCAAGAAACATTATCAGATAATCAGCAAGAAATTACTCAAGGTAATCTTGCAGGTAAAGAACAAATTTTAAGTGACGCAATTAATCGCAATACAATCTATTCAGCAAAGTATAAACTAACTGGTTACAATGTTAATGTTAGATTTGTCCCAATCGCACAACACTATTGGATATGTGATCCTACTGTACCACAAATGAGAGATCAACCTTTCTGTGGTTACTATGATCCTATGACTATTCAAGAAGCAATGGAATTATATCCAGGCATTGATTTAGAAGAATTTAGAATTCATGCTGAATACAACATGAATGGTGCTTACCAAGCTGGTAGTGTATTAAACAATTTAGCGATTCACGCAAGAGATAGTGTGCCTGTTATGGGTATACCTGTAAGTTCAGCAGCAAGTGCTGACCCAGATAGTCGTCAAGTATCTATTGTTACCGTATGGAACAAATATGATATTGATGGTGATGGTGAACTAGAATTAGTAGAACTAATCTATAGTGGTAGTTATATTATATCAGCAAAAGAAGTTGAGTTTATTCCTGTTGCGAATATGTGTCCAAAGCCATTACCAGGTAATTTCTATGGTATGAGTATTGCTGAAAGTGTTATTCCCATGCAGGAATATAATACATCAGCAGCAAGAGCAGAAATACAATTGGGTCTATTGACAGCAACACCTCGTATTGGTGTTAAACCAGATCGTTTAGATTTTGAGATGTTACAAGATGGCGAAAGTGCTATCTTTATATTGGATAGTAAGTTTGATCCAGCAAAAGACATATACCAGATTCCTCCTCCAAGTGGCAATTTAGATTTCTTGGAAAGATCAATGGAGCGTATACAACAAGATACTATGGCTATGGTTGGTATGACAACACCTACGGATGTATTCAATCCAGAAGTTATGTCATCAGGTAATAGTGGTATCAAATTACAATTAGCATTGACACCAAATCAAATCATACAAGATAACACAGTTCGCAATAGCGCAGAAGGATTGCGTGAAGCAATATGGTTGGTATGGCGCACATTGATTCAATATGGTGATGATTATGGAGTAAAAAGATTAGCACAAAGTTTTCACCCAGACAAAAAGCCTGAGTTTTTAGATTATCTAGCTTGGGACGATATGAATTTTTGTGATAGAAAAGAAGTTCATTTAGAACTAGCATTAGGTATGATGAGTGAAGAAAACTCATTGGCACGATTACAGATTATACAGAAATGTCAAACTGAATTATATCAAGCAACACAAAGCATGGTACAAGCAGGAACATTGACTCCTGAGATATACAAGAAGATTAAGAAGCCATTTGCTGACACATTATATGTGCTTGGCGTCAAAGATTGTAATACATATTTGCCAAGTGATGAAGAAGTAGCAACTATGATTAAACAAGGTCAAGAAGCAATGAAGAACAAAGAACCTAGTCCAGTAGAGAAGAAGGACTTAAGTTCAGCAGATTTGAACAAAGTAAAATCACAACAAATTATGGCTGAAATACAGGGCAAAGACGCACAAAGTCAATTGGATTATATGGCGTTAGCACAAGGAACACCAAAAGTATACTCGTAAAATATGAATATATTAACCAAATCATAAATACAATATGATTAATGAAGAAACAATAGAATTTTATAATAGTAGATTGACATTAGATGTAAGCAGTTTGAAGTCGCTTTCACCAGCACAGAAAGACAAAATTAGACACTATGGTAGTCAATCAGAAGCATTATTAAAGAATAAGGATCTGGCGATGTTCGTCCATCACTTCAAGTTTGAACTTGCTGATAGATTAGCAGGTATTGGAGGACATACACCAGATGACAATGCCCAAAGAATTGCGATAAGTAATGAATTAGCAGGTATTGACAATTTCATAACTGGTCTGAAAAGAGCAGTTTATTGGAAGAATCGTGTTGGTAACACAGAAGTGCCCAACACATAAATACTAAAGGAAATTAAATGACAGAAACGATCACGCCTAACGCTCCAACAAGCGCGGCCACTGAACAAAACGCAGTCCCTAGTTTAGATTCTATAGCACAGAAAATGACCGCTATGCGTGAATTAACGCAGCGTAATCAAATTCGTACTACTGAACAGGCTGAGACAGGTCAAGATGAGTCGGCAGAAGCATCAAGCCCTGTGGCACCAAACAATGGAAACATTGTGCCAGAAGTTGACGATACTGAAGATAGTATTGATAATGCCACTGATGATGAAAATGCCCATGAAAATGTAAGCAATTCTAATTCAGACAGCACAAGCGATGAATTAATAGATTTTATTGAATTCGCAGAAACGAACCCTAACGCTAAGTTTAAGTTCATGCGAAACGGTAAAGAAGTAGTCGTAGATGCTAAAAAGGCAGCAGCAATATTAGGACAGGGATCGGCAATACATGAAGATGCCCGACAACTGAAGATAGAACGAGCAGAATTTGATGAATATCTAAATCAAACTCGGCAACGACAGGAGGGGCTAACATTAGCAATGGAATTTACTATCCAACCGCAGTTGAGAAAAGCGTATGATGAGATTGTGAAAACACAAAATTATCAAACAACATTTCAACAGCAGTTACAGCAGACAAATGATCCCGCGCATCAAGCACGAATTCATGCGTCCATGCAGCAGAATGAACAATATATTAGGCAACAACAGAATGTAATAGGTCAGTTGAAGCCACAAATAGATCAGTTCAAACAATTGCGAGCCCAGGAGGTAGGTACCAGATTGACAGAAGCACGAAAGAACTTTACAGACAAAGAGTTGAAAAACGAATATGTCTTTAATGAGGTTCGTGAGAAAGTCGCTAAGTTATGGCCTCATGCTAATCAAGAAATGATTCCTGGAATTCCGAACATAGACCTGATATCAAGTGATGAAAACTTATTAAGTTTAGTCCGTGATGGTCTACGATATAGAAGTAAACCATCAACAAAAA